GGGTACAAGAAGATTGTATCTCAAGGCGGGATAGTAATGAACGATTTCACGCGTGTCCGTGTCTGGACGGAGGAGCCCGAGTCCACTCTCAATGTAGGCCCATATGCTGATTGGGGCCGCATGGAGATTAAAGGACCTTGGGGACTCTACCTCTTGCGCATCGGTCGTCTAGGGACTGAATTCGCCTTGGATGCAGACATCGCCAGAGCTAGATCTATTGCTCTGACGAAGGCCTACGCCAAGATGAACCAGTCTCAGATTCTGGGCGGTGAAGCGGTCCATGATTTGGACCAATCACTTCAGATGCTCAGACGTCCCTTTGGCAGTTCGATCGGTCTTCTTAAGAAAATTACTAAGAGACGCGATCAGCTGTTAAAGAAATCAGCTAGTAATATTACAAAAGCCTCGGCTAACGCCTGGCTGGAGTACCGTTACGGCTGGAAACCGATCCTAATGGACATAGATACTATTGTCCAGGAATGCGGTGCCCGAGCAACATTCCGGCGCCGTGAAGGTGGATCGCAACGCCTTGTAGCCCGCAGCATGGAGAAAGTTTCGTGCAGAAATGTACGAAAGGATCTCAGTGCTGGGGTACCAGGTGGTTCTCTCTTGAGAACCACAGGCGAGACTCTGACATCAATTGATGCACAGGTCTCTGCGGGAGTGATCTACACACTTGTTAGTGATGTAGACTCAGAGTGGTTGGCTGGTTTTCTTGGCACAAGGCCAAGGGACCTGCTCCCTACAATCTGGGAGTGCCTCCCGTACTCGTTTGTTGCTGACTGGTTCGTGAATGTCGGTGACTGGTTGAATGCTGTTATCCCATCACCCAAGATTTCTGTTTTGGGGAACTGGACTACAGCAGTACGGAAATGCAGGGTTTCTATCTGCAATACCGTAGATTCGACCTACGCCGGCAGGACCAACAGTACGTCTGCAACTGGTTCTTGGAATCAAGACCAAGTACAACGTATTGTCGGATCATCAGTAGCGCCCACGCCAATAATGACAGGGAAACCCTTGTCATTATTGCATACCGTTGATGCTCTTTCCTTGTCGTTGGCGCCTATTGGGCGCTCTTTGGCAAAACTGAAGCATTGACTTAAACCTACCTAAGGAGGTAGATCATGGGACTGAAAAATATGTCCTTACTTGCCAGTGCGACAGTCAGTGCATCTGGTGGTACAGCCCTCGTGTTCGCTGATGATGGCGTCACGATTCAGAATGGTGTTCATTTGATGGTACCGGCTGATGCCGACTATCAAACACGCAGGCAGGTCACGGTTAAATACCGTGCACCGACACTTGCGCCGAGCACCGGCGTTTACAGCAAGGATAAGAAGAGCATTTCATTGGCTCTTCCCATGCTGTTATCGGACGGCCGTGTTGTTTTTAACACGATCCGTATCGAACGCGAGGTACATCCGTCTCTGTCGGCAGCTAATGCACTCGAGCTGAATAATCTCGGCGCACAGATGCTCATCGATGCTGATGTTACCGCATTCTGGGCGACTGGCTCTCTGACATAGAGAGTCATAACCTACTTACCCGGACCACAAGGAGGTAGTTATGAAGGTATCACCGAAAATGACGGAGAGACTTTACTCTGTCGATGGACTGATGCTAAACGTCGCATCAACCCTAGTTAGGGACTTCCGAGACAATCTCAACGACCCTTGTTTTTGCAGTGAGTTCGAGAGTGCTTTGCACATCGAACCTATTGCGAGGATACGTGAATTGTCACCTGCACTGAGCTATGATATGGATACGCCGTCTTTTAAGGCGGCGTATCAACTTCACTCAGTAATGAAGAGGTATAGGTTCGAAAATGATACCTATTCAGACCTTGAGTTGAAGGAGAAAGCTGTAAACTCCTTTTTAGAAACTCAAGGTCGCCTTGCAGCACAAGATCTCGACTCTTTGGATGCAAAATCCCAAAGGGTCCTTGATCTCGCTGCTCGGTACATTGCCAATGTTCTTGGCGTGTATGACGATGCTGAGCATCGTAACCTCTGCAGATTTGGAAGGAAGGCATCGGTCGGTGTTCCTGCAAGGCTTGCCTGTGAGGCAGCCCGTTGGGAATTACCGATTTCCGGTTCCCGAGAACAAATCTCATGGTTTCACTCCGAAATGAGTGAAATTGCTTGTGTCCAAGAATATTGGGCAAAGCAATTAGACAGTGATCCAAACGGATCCATCTACAATGAGACGGGTTCCCTAACGCTGACGTTAGTCCCGAAAACGTTTAAATCTTTGCGTGCAATCATGCCCAACACAACCATTGGCTCATATCAGAGCTATGGGTTGGGTGAGATGATCCGCAAACGACTGAAACGGAAAGGCTATGATATTAGGACGCTTCAACAGCGCCATAAGTATCTAGCTTGTCATGCTTCGTTAGATGGAAATCTAACAACGGCTGACCTCTCGAGCGCATCGGACAGTATAACTGTCGCGCTAGTTGAGAGACTCTTTCCTGCTGACTGGTTCGCAATATTGAAACAGTCACGCATAGGAAGGGTTACCATCCC